AACGCTACTACTCAAGAAAAAGCAGCTTTAAACAAAGCAAAAATTTATTCTGATACTATGCATATGTCTAAACAAGCAATATACGATCAGTTAACATCTGATGCAGGTGAAAAATTTAAAGAAAAAGACGCTGATTATGCAATAAAACATTTAAAAGCTAACTATAAAGAGAACGCTAAGAAGAAAGCTAAGGATTACGTTGAACAACAAAATATGTCAAAAGATGCGGTGTATAATCAGCTTACTTCATCTTATGGCGAGAAATTTACTAAAGAAGAAGCGCAATATGCTGTAGATCATCTAGAAAATTAATTTAATTTTAGGGTAGCACGTCTACCCTTATTTTTTTACCATATTTTAAGAGAGGAACATAAAAGGTAGCAAAAATAACTTAAAGTAAAATGAATTATGTTTAAAAGTTGAAACGTTTACTTTAACTTCTAACCCAGATGATTTATTTAGTCTATAGCTATCTGTAACTATTTAATTATGTTAGTTTCTAAAATTATATCATTCAGCACAGAAGTTAAAAATTAGGTGATTCAAAAATATCAATTACATAATGTGTTTATAATCACCTATTAGAAGAATTAAAAGATAAAGTAGATGAAAGTTTAGACGCTAAACTAACTTCGTTCTAAGTATTGCAGGAATAAACCGACTACTAAATCGACAACTTTTAAGGAAAATTTCAAATATTGTCGGTCTCGTTGACATTTTAATTTGAAACAGACTTTTACAGTTTTCTATTAAAAATAAAAAAGAACGTTGATTTAACAACGTTTTATTGTAATCTAGTAAAACAAAAGTTTACTAATATTTACTATTTTACGGAATAAGAAGATAAAAAATAACGCTTATAATGGATTTATACCATTATAAGCGTCTGTACGGAAACGGAGGGTGTTTATAAACACTATAACCGTAGTCATTACAGCTTGTCGGGAACGTCGCAGGAACGTTCCTTTTTTATAAATAAAACTAAACTTTTTATTAACGTTATTTAGATTTATTACTTAGTCTATTATTTTATTTGAGTTTGATAATCATAAAGCTTTTTAGCATTTTTTAAAGTGAGGTTTTCAATACTTCTTTCTCCTCGACGCATAGCATTTATATTTCCATAGCTAACGCCAGTATCTTTGTTTATTTGATAACTTGAAATATCGGTGTTTTTAATTAATTTTTCAATAGCTTTATATAATTCATTGTATGCGTTCATTTATTTAGGATGAGACGGTTTTTATTATTTTAAAAGTAAAATTGCTATATTGATTAATGCTAATATGATCGTCGCTATCATTAAGATCAATGTTATGTTTCTAATAGTTTTACTTGTCATAATTAACACCTCCATAATATAATGAGGTAAAGGGCTTTCGCCCTTCCCTATTTTAGTAGCGTTACGATGATTGAAATGATTTGAATAATAAGTCCTGCTAAAGCTATTATCATCATTCTTTTGTCGTGACGCTCTTTTTTTATTCTCCGTTTTCGTCTCATCCCCTCACCTCCTAAATATATTATAGCTCGTTTGAGCTATAAAATCAACACTTTTTTGCTTTTTCTTAAATTAATTTCGCTTTTTTACATAAAAAATAACCACGCCTTTTATTGACGTGGTTGGGAAATATAATTTATTAGAAAATAAATGTCACTAATCATAACGATTATTTTAATACTAGGTATATTATACCATAATTATTACGCATTTTATTTCATTTTGTAGCTAATATTATTAAAGTGATTTTCTAATAAAAATAAGACCACCTTGTAAGGCAGTCTTATTTATTGAATCAAGCTTAATATAAAAATATACTTTATTGGGATCAACATTTTTACTATAGGGGAATTAAACTTGACAAATAAATATAAAATTTTTAGGGAGTAATAGGTATGAATCATGAAGTTCGTAATTAACATAATAACACAATACTTTAGTTTTTCAAATAAAAAACGCTACGGTTTTAAAGTAAACCGTAGCGCAAGTTAAATTATATAAAATTCAACAATCACACTGAAAAAGGTTATAACAACCTAGTAATCATTATACCAAATTTTATTATCTATTCAACCATAACAATTTATGATTTTGCTATTTGTAGTGTTTGTATGTGCTTCCTTCGTTCTTATAATAAAAAAATAGGGCAGTCGCTAGGACTACCCTTGATGACGTGGTGGTATATTTATTTTAACATATTAGCTAATTGTACCCCGCAATTTCCCTAAACTATCATTTGTTTTATTCCATGTTCTAACAGCTAACCAAACGTCATTACCATTATAAGCTGTGTAACTCACCCAAACGTGTCCATCTTGTTTACATACAGTGTCATATTTTATTGTTTGACCTGGCTGTAGTACACCGCTCACAGGACAGCTTCTAAACGGTCCAACATAATGAGTTTTAATAGGAGTGTTTGGCGTAAAGTGAGCTATTTCTGATTTGTAATAAGTTCCATACTTATTGATTTTCCAACCGTTCATATCTCGTCTGTTAGCAGGAGTAGAAGCACTGCCAGGTTTATTTTTGACCGTAGTAACCTTAGGTGTATCACCTTTCATATACGCCCTAATTTGTTTAATGAAGTAATCTTTTAACTTAAGTTGTGTCGCTTTAGTCCATGCTTGTTTTGTTGGATCAATACCAGTATGCAATTTAGCTGAACGATGAGGACAAGCTGTATAACTAAATTCGTTGTGTAAACGAACAGTATTTCTGTTAGCTGGTAACCCCCACTTTTTAAGTTTATGCGCTGCGAATTTAAGAGCTGCTTGTTCATTTTTAAGGAAATCTTTATCACTTACATACATTGATTGATTAACTTCAATTCCATAAGTTTCAAAATTACCTGAACCTGGTTGAACGCCATCAGAAACATGCCAAGCAATTCTATCTTCTGATATAGCTTCCCAAATACCGTTTCTATCAGCGTATGCATGAGCTATACCTCTCGCTAATCTATTGTAATCAGCGTTTACTAGATTGTTATAGTATTGTTTTGAGTTCATGGTACCAGCATCGTTATGAATAACTACAGCTTTAGGTTTACGACCTCTTTTAGTCATAGTCCAACCTTTTATATGATTAGTGTTAACTTTGATGCTACTGCTTTTCTTAATTGACTGTTTAGGAGCTGATTTTACATCTTTCTTAGGTTCTTCTATTTCTTTCGCTACCGGTGGAACTATAAAATGTGTTAAACCATAATAGTTATCCCATCGTAAGCTAGGTTTTTTATTAGCCCAACCATTCCAATTTTGTTCTAAAATTTGGAAGCTGGTAGTATTACCGCCATTGTATACAATACCTATATGTCCATATTGAGCATACGTGCCACTTGTAAATACTGCAATCCAACCCTTTTTAGGTATTGTAGATGGCTTGTTCTCTACAATTTTCCAACCTTCAGGAAATTTGTTGTTAGGGAAATCTTTAGCGTTCCCCCATGCTCTATACTTATTATCAGTTAGCCATAATATATAGTCCGTAGGTAAATCTGCACATTGCGCGTGATAAGATCTATCTACGTCAATTGCTCCTGGTTCCATAGCACCAAAGGAAGCGTCATAACTCGTCCAACGTTTAACTCTGTATGGACTATCTACTACACCGTTTTTATAATCTCTTAAACGTTTATTGATTTGAGATTGTGTTTTCATCTGGAGCTCCTCCTCCATCATTATCAAATTCAAATTCTTCTTCATCAGAATCGTCAGTAAACGGTTCGTTAGTGTCGAAAACTTCAGGTTTCACTACGGCTGACTCACTTTTAAACTGTACTGGGTGTGTTTCTTCATTTCGTGGTGCATTTAAATCTAGGTCTATACCCGCGTCTGACACGCCTTTAGTGTTTGGATTAGTAATAATGCCTAAACCTGCTAAAAGCGTTAGAATAGTGCCTAAAATGCCACTGACGCTTTCTAATTGATGTGATAAATCAACACCGAAAATTTCACTAACTTGTTTGATAAGCAATAATACTGTCCCTACTAAACTTGAAACAATTGCACCGTTTTTTAGTCTGTTAGACCAATTTATTTTCATCTCATTACCTCCATAAAAAACCGGCATCAAAGCCGGCTAAATGTTATTTACTTTCAAAGAATAGTTTTTTATCTTCAATTGGGTGATCGTTATAAATGTATTTAACTTCTAGTGTTCCAGTAGATGTTTTAGCTAACATTTCGCAAATATCTACATTATTTGTAATGTTGTCTAATTTAGGCAAGGTTATCACTGTATCTTCTTCATCTTCATGAATCGTAACAGTTGCATTGACTTGGAATTGAGGTGGTTTAGGCGTTGCGGTATCTGAACAAAATTCTAAAAACTTATCTACATTGAATATTTTTCTATTAGGTAAGTTAAATATATAATTATTAAAAGCGACTTCGAAAGAGCCTTTCATGTACTCATCTAATTCATTGCCGTCAGTGAATACTGCAAGTCTAATTGGCGTTGCTGGAACATCTAAATTTTCTAACAACCAATAATCAAGTGTTTTTTTGTTAGATAGATAGTCCTCTTTCATAATTTTTACTACTTCTTCAGCTACTGGTTTAGCTAAAAGCTCAATCCATGTGTTCGTTTCTTTATCAAAAATTTTAGGTATCGCTTGCATTATTCTTGACCTCCATTTGTATCAATCCAAATTTTATTCGTATCTTCAGGTGCTTTGTCACTGACCACAAAGTCAGATGAATCTCCTTTTACTTCTGTTTGTTTTAAATATCCGTGTTGTATAGCATATTCAGTCAACTCTTTCCAAAGGTCGTGAGTTTCAACATTTATGAACCCCATACCTATAGCACTCTCCTCAACTTGTATTTTTGTTTTACTATCACTAGGGAAACAATATTGGTTATCAACCCATATTTCTAATGTGTAAACGTCTGAAGGTAGAATTTTATCAATCACTAAATCGACTACATAGCTAGATTTTTCTTTATTGACTTTTGTTTCATAGATGTATTGAACACCTTTAGAGTTAATCAGATAAGCCTTTGCAGGTTTATCTTTAATTTCTAAGTCATCATCATTTGAATCAGTTAAAATGTAACGCATAACAGAAAAGTCACCCTGTTTAATGCGATTACCATCGTTTGAATCATTCAAATTAAGTACATTTGTTAACATATAATACCTCCATAATAAAAACCAACCTTAATAGGCTGGTTTATACATGTGCTTTTTCTGGGTCATAGTCGACGCCAGTCATTTCTTTATATTCTTCTGGCGTTACAAATCCTCTTTTAACAAATAGCGCAAATTGTTCATTTGTATAAAAACCCATTTTGTAATATTTAACTCCGATATCATGCATTAGCATTTCCTCCTAACAATTGCATAGTTAAATCAGATATATCTTTTCTTACATCGTTTAATTCTTCTTGTGTTCTGATTAATTCAAGAGATAATTCTGCTATAATTTGGTCTTTATGAATTTCTGTGTCTTGCTTAGGTGTTTCGACTTCTACTTGTTGTCTTTTCCATTCTTCATAAGGTGTTCCAACCCATTTTCCACCGTCAAATTTAACTGGCCAATATAAACTGCTTGGCGGCATAATTTCAGTGTATAAGTCTTTGTCGTATCTTTCTCTACTTTCATCTATAAGGAAAGGTTTCCCATCAGATTTTCTAAAAATTTGTATCATCTAAATACCTCCTAAACCATGTATGTGAGATTAATCATATAAGTGCTATCTGCTTCAACAGCACCTACGACTTTCATTGTTCCGTCACTTGCCAAATATGCTACCGCATTGCTAGTTCCTATTCTTTGGTTTAATTTAAATTCAATATTCTTAGTAGGAGTAATATTTAAAGGTAGTTGAGCGAAAACTGAACCAGTATATAACTTTTTGATATTTCCTATAATTTGAACTGTTTTGTTATCTCCTGTTTTCCTAACTCTTTAAGAAACTGGTAAATAAGAATCGCTATATACATCTGCTTCAGCACCGTTTAATAACGGCAAAGGAACCCAACCTGTATCTATAGACGCTTGATTGATATAACGCCATTCTGATAAACCGTTATACGTCACTCTTTGAAGTAATTGACTAGAATTGTAGGGTTGGAAATAAAGTGTGGATAATTGAGAGTCTGAACGCGTTAGTTTTAGAATCCATCCATTATTAGAACTTACATCTGAAGGCAATCCTGTTGTTCTAGTTATATAGCGAATTCCTGAAGGTAGTTTTTTGATTTCATCTTCGTTACTTAAATTGATAATTGCGTTTGTATCAAAAAAGTTAGTGCCATCATCGTTTGTTAGCCTATATCTTTGACTTTGTGGATTAAGAAGAACCCAATCTCTGTCGTTACCGTCAGTATGAATTGTTTTAGACCAAATATTATTTTGATAATTCTGGATAAGAATAATATGTTTTCTTCCGCTTTGCCCTTTTGTAACATTAATTTCTGCTATATAACCTGCACCGTTTGAGTCAGAAGGTGCATTTACAGATTTATAGTCGCTTGGCATAGAACATTCATATAAACCAGCATCAAGTGTTTCTATCGGTTGTGACAAAGTCCCAAGCCATTTTCGACTTCCATCGTTTTCAGTAAATCTGTACTGTTGCCAATTACTAAAGTCAGGTAGTTTAGGTGTAATTTCAGCTTTTTGTTCTTCTGTAAGACTTTCAAAGTCAAACGACTTTCCATCTGAACCATCTTGTCCGTCAACACCATCTTTCCCATCTCGTCCTGGTGGACCTTGAGGTCCTGGATTACCATTTATACCATCGATACCATTAATGCCATTTTTACCATCTTTACCGTCTTGTCCTGCTGGACCTTGTTCTCCAGTATCTCCTTTAGGTCCTTTGAAGATGTCTACATTGTCTTTCATTACTTTTTCTACGATATCATCTAGTAATTCCACACGTATTTCTTTTCCTACACTTTTAGTTATACCGCTGTCGTTAACAGTAAAATAAAAGTTAGCTACATGTGTGCTATCGTTATTTTCAGGATTTTCTAAGAATAATTTACATTGCATTTGCCCTACATGTTTAGTGATATATTCAGGGATAATATATCTTACAAATCCTTCTTCTGCTTTAACTATTTCTAATGGTTCATTAGTGAATATAGAACCATCTTGTGCAAAAACATGTAATACAGGTTCGAATTTCGTCTGATTGAAATTCACAGAGATGTATTCTTGATTTTCATTAATAATGTTCTTTTTCTTAATATGGATATCAATAACAGATGTCTTGTTATCCATTGTGTACAGATTAACGTTTATGCTGCCTAAATCAACGCCATTTTCATTGATGATTGTATTAACTGTACCGGTTTTGTACGTTTCCATAAAAACACCTCTCCAATAATAAATTTAGGGATAAGAGCTGTCAGCCTTATCCCTATTTATATCTATCTCTAATGAAATAGACACCTTTTATACCGATTTTGTCATATAGATTTTTGATAGTTGTCGCTTGAACTTGTGCCCAACGTACATCAGTTGCATATTGATGATTACCTGGATGTCTTGGGTTCCATCGCATACGATAAAGTGTATTTTGGCCTTTGCTGATATAACCTTGTCTTACAAACTTAGCGCCACCAATAATACCTTTAGCAGGAGTAGTCCATCCTCTATTTCTAGCGTAAGTAATTGCATAATTAGGGTTGTAGTCATATGCACCTATACCGAAGTAGTTATAAACACCAGCACGACCACTTGAGAAGTAAGATGTACCATAACCACTCTCAAGGAAGGCATGTGCAATTAAGTATATTTCATTAAGGTTATACTTCTTACAAGCATATGCAACTGCTTTACCTTGCCCGGATAAAGAACCTTTACCACGCAATATCTTATTAAGTGCTGAAACTGATACGCCTTGATATTTACCAAGATTGAGCATTTGATATTTTTGAGTTTTACTATTCCAAATCTTAAGCGAATTCATAGCGTTAAGTGTTGCCGAGTAACTTGCACCATACCACCCGTTACCGTAGTTTATTTGAGGGGATTTAGTTATTTGGATAGCTACCGCTCTCTTGAATGAATAAGCACTTCTTGAAACAACCACAGTAGGCTCTTTGCTTCCTTTTTTGTTTGTCGTTGTAGTTGTATTCTTATTAACACTAGATGCCGGAACTGTAACTTTAATAGTTTTAGTCTTAACTTTATCTTTAGGAATTTCAGAAAGTAACTTCTTACTGTTTTTATATAGATATAGTAATCCATTGATTGTTTTGTCTATGTTTTTCTTAGGCGGCAATCCATTGAGTGATATATCCCAATCTCCATGCTCGTATACGCTTCGCCAAATATTAGATGTGTCAACTTCAATAGAAGTTGGTTTAACTGGTATACCTTGATATTTCATTCTGAACACTGCTTGCAGCATTGTGTGTATCTCGTTGACGATAAAATCATCTTTACTTGCTGATAAATCTTGACACACTTCGATAACGATATTATCAGGGTGACTAGGTACTTCGTACATTTCTAATCTAGGCTGCCATATATGGTTTCTATCTACGAAATAGTGAGGATACTCTTTATCAGTAAGGTATTTTTCTCTATCAAAGTATAGGTCGAGGACTGAACACATTGTATTCGCGTTTCTTATAGTCACCTTTTTAGGGTTATGACCTCTATCTTTACCTTGGACAATATCGTGCAGTATAAATTCAGGATAAGTTGGTTCGCCATCATCTATAGTGAAATTGATATGTTTTTGTTTCTTCTTAATCGTTACTGTTTTATTATTATCTTTTGTTGTGGTGCTTGAAGTGTCAGAACCACCACTTGGTTTAGGAGTTTTTTTCTCAGCTTTATAAGGTGGTCTAACAAAATAAATGTTCCCACCATTACCGTTGTAGTTATGATTAACAAACGCTGCTCTCGAACCACTCCATTGGTTTGATCCAACCCAGTTTTGATCCACGCATTTAAAGTGTGATTTGTCACTAGGGCCAACAACTATTGCAGTATGTCCAGCCCAACCATAGGTCCATACAGCTATATCACCTGGTTTTGGGACAAAGCTAGATGTATTTCTATAGATTTTCCATGACCTATTAGGGTATTGACTGCGGTTTGCCATAGCATTTGCATTTCCCCAAGTTCTAAAATGCCAATATCTTTGAAAAATATAGTTAGGTAGATCCCAACATTGAACGTTTGTATTTAATTTAACGCCTTTCCCTGTATCAATTTCTTAATACGCTTGTATAACGTTAAATTGCTCTATAAAAAGAGCCTCATGCTTTCGCATGAGACTAGACTATATCTTAATTTTCTTTTGCTTTTAAATATGCTTTATAGGCTTCTTCAGCTGTTTCGAAAACACCTAAGTAAATAAATTTTTTATTTTTGTATAACTGTGCTTGATATTTATTTAATTCAGGTTTGTAAGTAACACCTGTATAACCTGTTTTGTTATGATATTTTCTTCTATTATTAGAATTAGTTCTATGGTCTACCCAACGCACATTATTAGGTTCATAATTACCATTATTATCAATTCTATCTAGCTCTGCACCTTCAAACGGAATATCTCCGACATCTTCATAAAATTTAGAGAAGTCGTTTTTCCATTCTTTACACATCGTGATACCTCTTTCACCGTACCACTTATAGTTTGATGCATTAGGGTTAAAACATCTTCCTTTAATAGTTTTCCATTTTTTGTATATCGGTGTCCCTGTCATTCCGTGCTTTCTTTTTAAATTTTGTTTCGTTAAGCAACCACAACTTTTAGAGTAACCGTTTTTTACTTCTGTACCAATCATAACCTTTTCGTTACCACAGTTATTACATTTACATTTATAAAGTTTTTTCTTATGTTTGTTTTTTCCAGCATATTCAACAATAGTTAAATGATTAAATGTTTTACCTACAATATCCATTTGTAGCCTCCTTATCAATCATCAAAACTATTATATCACAAAAGAAAATTTAACGCACTGTCTTGTAATTACAAGCACTTAGTCGTTGAACGTTCCTCTACTGTTACCATAGAGGCTTCGCTGCTGATTACCCAATCCTTAATATTTTTGAACTGTCACGCTTACCGTTACCGATTACGTTGTAGTTATTAAGGTTCTAAGGATTTCCCAGCAATTCACGTTATTTTACATGAGCTATCTTTAACCCATACCTACCGTCAATGTCGACGCCTTTATGATTTTTAGCCATCCATTTAGCCCAATCTACAACTTGCGAGGCTGTTGGTTTTCCGCTTTTAGGTAGTATAGCCATTTACACACCTACTTTCTTCAATCAAAATAAAAAGCCAACACCGAAGTGTCAGCTCAAAATATTATGGAGGCTAAACCGAATGCTGCTGCAATAATTGCACAACCACCACTAATTAACGCAACAACAACTTGTACATTTCCTTTTTGTTTGTCGGAAATTGATTTATTGATGTTTTTTAATTGAGTGTCATGTGAACGAACGGTGTATTGTACGTCTTTAAATTCATCGCCAAACCTTTCGACAACATCACTGATTTTTTCTAAGTGTTTTTCTTGTCGTTCTTGAGATTCAAATTGTTTTTCTTGCAGTCCTGTTTGTCGTTCTATCTTCGAATTTAAAGAATTGTAGGCCTCTAAATGTTTTCTGTCGTTTTCGTTTATCCGTTCGTAAATCTTACCTGTGTTGTGTAACCACTCGCTACGCAATACATATTTATCGTCTTTTTCTGACAATTTCAGCACCCCCATAAAAACCAATGATGCCCGAAATCATGGTAAAGGTTACGAATTGCAAAGGCGTCAACCAATTAATTGCGTGAAAAATACTTGCTGACGTCATTAGAAAATAGAAAATCGCGTTACCCCAGCCTCCAATGCAAATTAGGTAATTAAACACATTGTTCATCTTTTGCGTTGGCAAAAAGAAAGGTGCAACAATTATAAAAGCACTAAAGATTATTGCAAGTACGCCCCAAATCCAAATAGGCATAATGTGGTGTAGTGCTAAATAAAAATCGCTGTCTCTAATAACAGTTTCTTGTTCTCTTGTCCAAAAGAAGCCTCTTTCAAACATTAGAACGCCAAAACCTAAAACCATTAAAAAGGTTAACGAATAAGTTATTGAGTTTTTATTCATTATAACTTACCTCCTAAACAACTGGATTAGATCCGGGAATTACTACACCTTTTGTAGCGTCATACCAAGAACCCCATCTTGTAGTTTCGCCCATCATATTACGAGAGTATATTCTGTGTCTGTTGTAAGGCATAAACAATACTTTTTTGAATGTGTCACTTCTTGCAATAACGATAGCATAGCCGCTTTGATTATCGGGATCTGGAGAATTTGTAGGGTTGTAAAGGTAGTAAAAACCAGTTTTATCAATTTTGTCCATAGTAGATAAGTCAACATTATCTAACCTAATAGCAAAACCTTCGGCTTCTGTAAGTGATGATAATTGGCCTGTAGCGCTCTTTATAGCTTCATTAACTTTGTTTTGTATTAATTCATCTAAACCATCAGAAAGCGTCTTAAATTCATCTTCGTTTGCCTTCTTAGATAACTGCTGATTAACTTCATCTTTTTTAGCGTAGTTGATAAGATGCTCATCTAAGTTTTCTTCTGTTATAACTCCTTCAGTTGCCGAGTTTAGTCGTTCATTGACTTCTAAAATTTTATCGTTAATATTATTTAGATGGTCTGTTAACTCTGTTTCAGTTTGTTTTGCGAAACCTTCCATTTGTTCCCGCAAATCCTTAACTTGTTTAACAAATTCTGTCTTTTGAGTATTTACAAAATTCATAAATTCTTCTTCAGCATTTTGAACGTTTTCTAATTCTTTCGATACAGTATCAATTCTGTCTTTTACTAAATCAACAAGATCATCAATCTCTCTAATATATCTGATTTTAATATCAGCATCTATTTGATTAATTAATGCATCTTTTACGTAAAATCGAAACTCGTTAAGTACAACTGTATCTTCACGACCGACTGCTTTGATATAAATTTGACCAGTCACATGAGTGTCGGTAGAAGCTTTTAGGAAATCACTGTCTAAAGTTAAACGTATAACGCCTTTCATAGGATTAACATATTCAACTTTAACCCTTCCGGTTGAAGAACCGTTATCGGAAACAAAATAAGCTGTTATCTCAGTGTTAGCTTCGCTAATCTCTAGGGGATAACTTTCCCCGTTTATTTCTCTACGCACTTGAAAAGTTAATACCGCAGTATTTATATCCATATTATAAAAACCGATACCTTCGTCAGATATCGGTTTTAAATAAGGTTCATCGACAGTCGTTATTCTTGCTTCTTTGTAAAATCCATCCATTATGAAGCCTCCTTATTTTTTCTTTTTAGTTTTATGAATAATTTTGTTTGTCTTAGTATATGCGCTTGGCTTATCAGGATAAACTTGATGGAATGTTTTTTCTTTTTGGTTACCATAACCACCAGATTTAAGAATTTGAACTGCTGTGTGTGTATGTGATGGTGTGAAAGTGAGGTTGATAATCATGTTTCTAACTCTAGCTACACCTTTTGTTCTTAAAATATCTACAACCCCCATCACTTCATTAGATCTGTGAACTTTATCTGGACTTGTTGTAGAATATTGAACTGGTGCGATAGCATGTAATGGTATAGTATGCCAGCCTTTTTTAACCGGCATTCTAACTCTGTATAAGTGGCGTCTTCTACTCTTACCATTACCACTATATGGATGATAGTTCTGAACAACATAAGGCGCAATGGCAATAGTTGTGTTTCTATCTACTTCAACAGTAATAGAGCCGTTTAACTCTACAAAGCCATTTGCTGTAACTTGGAACCTTTGTTGTGTCATCAGCATACGTTGGTAATCTTTTTTTGCAATAAGAGAGAATGGTTTAGTATCCTTTTTATCAAATCTACTACTATAAACCAAAGACTTCACAATAGGTTGATTAGCAATTCTCCCTTCTTTGTTAGTGTCCAACTTAGCTAATTTAACAATGATGTTTCCTAAATAGTAAACCGAGCGCCACATTTCTTGTGCTCCTCTAGGTTTTCCAGCTCTACCTTCATATACTTCAGGCAAGAAAGAAGTTGTACCATGATTAATGCCTACCCAGTTACTAAAAGAAGCTAAGGTACTTGAACCCCATGTAACATAATCTCCATGATCTGAAATTTCAGATAGTAATTCAGTCATTACATTGTTAGGTTGGTTAGCGAAACGTGGATAGAATAAGCAATAGTCACTTAACTGAGAAACGATGTTATGACAATCTACGTGAGCAGTAATATCACCTAAACTTTCCACTAGCGCTTTCATATTTCTACTTTCTCTCTCGCTAAATGGCTTAGACCCTTTGTAGTTTTTACCAGTAGAACGTGTACCACTACCATTTGACCAATGATAGTCAAAGTTACGATTTAAATCGACGTTATTTACATTTTCACGTTCTCGATTAGCAAAGCCCCAAGGGTTAACAATAGGAACAATAACCACTCTAACGTTTTTACGTATATAAGCAAGTTGTGAATACTTGTTCCATTCATTGACAACTAAATCCATAAAGCGACTTAAAGCATAAAATGCGCTGTATTCATTCCCGTGTATACACGATGTGATGAATAAGGTTTTTGTATAGTTTTGAGGTTTGAAATCATAAGCATAAACATTATACTGGTTACTTTGGTCTTTACCTACATATTTTTTCGTAACATACTTGTTGTCAACAAATTTGTCGTAAAACACTTTTCTGTTGTCATCGGGATCGTTATTATTAGGTGTTTCATTAACACCTTGTTCTGCGCTAGCGATAAATGGTGGAGTAAATAGATAAGTAGCGTCATCAGCCACATTTAGTTCTTTATCTATTTTTTCATCTATTCTAGTGAAATCATGTCTTAGTCTTTCTGAAAGTATAGGGAAATTTTGAGCGTCAATTGATGTACGACTATCTCTCACTTCTTGAAGCCCATTACCGATAGTCCCTAAAACTAAGTTTCTTATTCGTTTACTTTGATAACCTAACTCTTGACCTACAGTAACATTAGGTCCAGTAGGCAATGTATATACAATTTGTTCAGCGTTATGTGCTCGCTTTTCAGTTTTTCCATGCTTTTCTAATATTTCTTCGATATTAGTAAGCATATCTCTTATAGCAATGTAATTGAGTTCATTTTCTCTAACATAACGTGCACTAAATAAAGTATCTAGTTTTGTGTAGATAGTCTTTCGCATTGCTACGCCTCCTTAACTTGTAGTTTTCCTTCTTTATCTATTGTAATATTGTAATACTTACCATCTTCACCTTGCATTTTGAGACGATTATAATGAAGTCTATCAACTTTCCTTTTATCATTATTACTCATCAGTCCAGACACTTTATCTGTTGCTTTTGGTATTACGTATTTGTTAAATCCACTTTTAGCACTTGCGATAACTTGCCATGTCTTACCACGATCATGAGACACTCGAAACTTACCATTTCTGTTGTATTCTAGTATGTGGTCTTTTTCTACAATTGCTCTTATTCCATTAGCGTTTCCATGCAATGCTTTGTTAGAGTCAATAGACTTTCTTGTAGAAGTGATAGCTGCATTTGCTTTTGCGTATGTTGTTCGATATGAATTAGCAAATCCTCCACCTAAACCACCTACAACTTGTGCTGCTTGACTAATTCGTTCTAAATAGCGGTTGTGACGGTTGAAATCTCCTAAAGTTACGTCTTGTTTTACTATCTTATTTTCAGCGTCTCTAATAGTCTTAACTTCAACTATTCTCATAAACTCATTGATGCCAAGTGTAGAGTGCTTAACTTTTACAATGTCTGCAACTCTAGGAACTGCATTAGTATAATGTTTTCGCAAGGCTATAAAATCCAAAGTTAAAGAACGTTTTATAGATGCATTAATAACGGCTTGCAATCTAGCTCGCATAATATCAGGATCAGTAATTGAACCATCTTTAACAGGTGGTGCATCAAATCTACCGTAATCTTTCATATTAGGGTGCTCAAATTCAACAATAAGACCTGCACCGTCTAAACCTTCTTCATCAGTATAAGAACCGTACCCTTTAACATAGGTATACATCTGACCACTATCTTCTTCTAATTTCATATTGTTTGCGTTAATTTCATTATCAATATGATAAGTTGCTTGTTTCTCTAAATACGGGGTGAATTCAAAAGTATACGTGTTTGTTTTGTAATCATGATGTATATCGAACTCTAAATCCCATGCTTCTAATCCTTTTTTTAATAAATCCTCAACACTTTCTCCTTCGCCAGAGTCTTTGATTTCGGAAACAAACAAATTGTCAGGCACTTTGAATTTAAGCCCAGTCCCTTTAAATATCTTTTCGAAAAAGTCGGGTGGTTTATGAGGGCCATCTATTTTGTCATACACTCTTTTTCTTTTGATAATATCAATCGGCTTTTCTCGAAGGGTTACAGACACTTCTTGATTTCTACCATGTGTTTGTCTATCGATAATATAAGCAACGTATTCTCTCTTGTCATTAGGTCCTGTTAACTGTGTCAGTGTCCAGCGTTTATCAATACCTCGTATAACGTTATAGTTATATTTATCTTCAAGCAATTTGCATTGTACAACTGTTTCAGAACCTAATTTTGATGTTGTTGTAGTAGTGACATAAACTGGCTCGCCTATTCCTCTTATAGGGCTAAATAATACTGGCATTTAATAACCACCTACTTATAATAAAATTTCATATCAAAAGTTACTGACTTAACCTGTTGATTGAAAGCAAAATCATTCCAACCAGGATAGAATTTAGGTTGAGCGTTTGTACAGCGATGATTAATTGGAGTGCCGTTTCTCCACGTTTGAACTCCGTCATACACTATCTTGTCGCCTTTTTTCAAACTAATATTACTGATTTTCATATAATCAGATTTCCCCAACGTAAATCGGAAACTTTCTTTACTGCTTACATTTTTACCTAAAACGATAGTTACTTTCTTATAGAGTTTAAATTCGTTATTAGGTACATTTCCGTGGTAATAAACACTGTTATTCCAGGCATTAGTAAAAGTGTATGTTCTTTTGTCATTTTCTTCGTCAAATGGTACTAACATGTCATTAGACCATAACGCTTTGTTGGGTTTGTTCTCTAAATCTAAAGAAGTACCAATACTTTCGGCAAAAGGTATTTCAATTGTTTCAAAAACTAAGTCGAAGTTAATTACATTACCTTTGTTATCAGGTGTTATTACTGATGAACATTTAACTTGATACTGTTTACCACTAGTATAGTAATTATCGTTCATCATATTATGATCGAATACTGGATAACCATATTTATCATACGATTGATAGTCATCTTCCGTCGGTTGTAAAAACTTGTAATTATGCTCTTCGGCATATCTAAGTTCTCTAATCCATACAGGCTCAGTGTTTACTGTTAAATCATAGAATTTATCTCGTAATCTTGGTATATCATTAAGCTTTGTACTCATAACATAGCAAGGCACCGTAATTTTCCTTTTACGGTACTGACTACTAAGTAACATACGACCACTTGTGTTTTCTTTTGTTTCATAGTTGTCTTCTATCTCCGGACTTTCGATGACTATATCTTTCACTCGAAAACCGAAGTCAGACAACTTGTATTTAGTGCCATCTTTTTGTTTAATTTCTAAATCCATTGCCTGACCTCCTAGAATGTGAATGTGGCATCTCTATCTGCATTTTGTCCGTTGACTATATGAGTTAAAGCGTCGTTGTTAACGTCCATTTTAACGGTTACAACACGTTGCGATGGATTTGTCTTATATTCATGAGTGTGTGTAACTTGTGCATTGGCTGATGCACTAGCATTTTTAATGTCTCCTTGAATATTTGGCATTTTTAGATTGCTATTTTTTAATGTACTTCTAACATCACTTAATACATCAGTTGGATTAACAGCATTTTTAACTGCTTTTACAGCACTTGAACCTAAACCGCCTGCAATGTTTGCCACGCTTTTTTTCTTATCATCAATACCGATTTTAAAACCTTCTCCAAAATCTCCACCGATACCCATCATTACTCTTGATGGAGAGTGTGAGTTGAGAACGCTTCTAACCGCATTGATTGCTGAACTAGCAACACCTTTAGCTGCATTTACAACATTAACAGCGGCGTTTTTAATACCATTTACCATTCCCATAATTAAATCTGTACCGGCTTGAGTGAAATGGCCTATAAAGTTACGTACTGCACTTAAGGCGTTTGATACACCACTTCTGACTGAACTTACAACACTCATCATTCCACTTATGACAGCACTCACTATTCCGTGCATAGCTGAACTTACAGAACTTAACATACTGAAGAATCCACTTACTGCTACACTAACAGCACTTGATACAGAACTTGATATTACACCAACAATAGTCGACCAAATAGAAGAAATAATACCCATAATACCGTTCATAATACTAGAAGTGACAGACAATAAGCTACTCCAACCGGCACTTACGAGAGATACAATTGTTTGAACTATTGTTGAAATTATCGTCACTATGGTAGTCCAGATTGTTTGTGCGATTGTGACTAAAGACGCCCAAATCGTCGATGTGACAGTTACTATAGTTGTCCACACAGTAGTGATGATTGTTACTAATGTCGTAATAATTGTGGTAATAGTAGTGACTATTAAAGTCCAAATAGTTTGAGCTACAGTAACTAATGTAGTCCAAATCGTAGTGGCTACAGTTACTATTCCAGTCCAGATTGCCGATAGAATTGTACCTAACGTAGTAACAATTGTTGTAATAGTCGTAACAATTATTGTCCAAATCGTCTGCGCAACTGTAACTAGCGTTGTCCAGATAGTAGATGCTACTGTAACAATAGTCGTCCAAATGGTAGCTAAGATACTTACTAACGTTGTCACGACCGTTACAATGACGTTCACAATTGCCGACCAAATAGTTTGTGCCACTGTAGCAATGATGCTCCATTGGACTTGAGCACTTGTAACTATAGCTGTCCAAATACTTGTCAAGAATGCGCCTAAACCAGAAACAACTGTTTTGATTACATTGACTATCGCGTTCCAAATAGAACCTGCTATACCTGCTAATGGACTGAATGACGCCGAGAACCAATTGACGATGTCTTGCCATAGATTTTGTAAGTAATCACCTAAAATACTCCAAATATTTTTAGCCATGTCGACAATCGCTTGCCAAATATCAGCACCGACTTTAGAAATCGTTTTCCATGCACCTGACCAGTCGCCGGATAACAATTGAAGTACCGCTGTAATCGTACCGAGAATAACTTCCATACCGATTTTGACAACGGCTTTGATTAATTCCCATGCAACTTTTATCACGGCGACAATAGTGTGGAAACCAGCGGAAATAATAGGCGATAACTCTTTCACTGCTTGTTCCACTATTTTTACAATGTCATTCCATGTATTTCGGAAAATAGGCGCTAACGGTGCGACGATTGATTTTGCTTCATTCCACAAGTCTTGTAAGAAACCGATAACGGCTTGAACTGCGGAACCTACGGCACTTGAAATGGCTTGCCATGCGCTTGTTAATGCGTTGCGTAATACCGAAGATGAATTCCACAAAGCAACAAATATAGCTATAAGTGCTGCTACTCCTGCAATAATTAATAGTATTGGTGCATCTATTGCGGCAATGGCAACTCCAATAGCTTCAAAAACAGGGGCTAGTGCCGAAGCTACTGACATAAGCGCTTCTATTACTGTTCCAGCACCCGTAAATACTTTAATGAACGTTCCGATAAAGTCGATAACACCTAAGATAGGCGGTCCTAAAGTCATGAACACACCAGCTAATGTAGCGATTAAGCCTAATAATATACCAATAGCAGGGTGCGCCTCCGTTAATTTAGCGATAAAATCTGTAATCGCAACAGCAACATCTAATACAGCTGCAGCTAGTGGTGCCATAGCTGTTCCCACATTAATGATGATTTTAATTATATTGCCTAATAATGTTATGAGTTTAGGACCGTTTGTATTGATATAGTCCATAAACTTTTTAAATCCGTCTGATTGCGCTACCGTAGCACTCCAAGAAGCAAACTTTTCAGACATTTGCGCTAGAGATTCTAATATAGAGTGTGTATTCGGTGCAAATGCTTTCATGAGGTTAAAAATACCCTTGAAGGTATTTCCAAATATTTGTCCGATTAACGGTAAATTCTGTTTAGTATATTCGATAAACGATTTGATAGCCTCTTGGCCTTTTGTAGATTGCGCCCATGAGTTAAAGGCTTGCCCCATTTTTTTGAAACCTGCGGAAACCCATTCAGCTAGTGGTGCTAGTTGAGTGAGAACACTAATAATACCGCTACCAAATTGACCGGCTGCGCTTAACATATTATTGAATATTCTGACGCCTGTTGTTCCCATAACTTGGAAAAACTTTTGTGCTACTTGTGAATTTTTAGCCCAATCAAGCATTTTAGCACTCGCTTGTTCCATTCCTTTTGACACGCCGCTAATGAAAGGCGACAAACCAGATAATGCCACTTTAATCGTGTTTAAGCCATTAGCCATTGTATTAAAGATTTGACTTTGGTTTTTCTCTATAATACCTTGCCAAGCATCTTGAACGCCTTGTAAGGCACTTTCGTACTTTTTCGTTTCAGCTGTAGCTTGTAGAGTTCCATCGTTAAGCATTTTAATAGCACTTGCAGCCATAACTCCAAATCCCATAACTCCACCTGCAGCAACGCCGAACGCTGCAGCCATTCCAGCAGCGCCACCAGCAACTACACCAATCGCGTTTAGTACCGCCATTAATGCGGGTACCATACTTGCGATGATTGGTACAACTAACGTTAAGTTAGAGATTAACGCACCCTGTATCATGTTAGAAATTACGGTACCAATTGTTCTGATACGTTTAGCTAAAGCGTTCCATGAGTTCATAGAACTATCAATACCAGCTACCATTGATCTAAATGCGCCTTGTGCTTTATCTGAATCAACATCTATCCTAGTGTGTATTCGGTTAGGAATTGAACGTAACATTGCTTTGAGCGCTAAAATCTTAGATACAGCAGCGCCTTCGTTAACTTCGACAGTAGCTTTTGCTTTTTGTCTCGCAAAGCTATTAAGCGACTTTTTAGCTTCAGCTATAGCGACACGTGCTTTAGTAGCGTCTGCATCTAAATGAGCTGAATATTTGCTACCGTCGATACTATCTAGGTTATGTTGCAACTCAGAAATATGTGTAATAGCTTTTCTAATATTTACGTCTGCATCAGCTTCTGCATTAGAGTTATCGTACATATCTAAATAACTCTGTGTTTTCTTGATATTTGCAATAGCTTTAGATACATCAGCGTCTAACTCTGCATCACCACGATAAGCATCGAATTTTTCAACTAATGTCTTAGCTTGTGCGACTTTTTCTCTAACATCAGAAATATCTGCGTCAAGTTCTGCATCTGCATGAGTATTATCAAAGCCTTTCACTGCATCCTTTGCAGCTTTAACTGCTTTCATTACACCAGATGAGTCGCCATCTAATTTAGTATCTTTAATTGACTCTTGTGTTTTCTTAAAACTTTGAGCCACTTTCTTAGCTGCTTGTATAGCACTTTTGAACTTTTTTGCGTTAGCTTCAATCGTCGCTTTAATACTATAGTTAGCTTCTGCCACGTGTTCCCACCTCCCTTTTATTTATTTAATTCTGCTATTTGTTGTAATAAGTTTTTAGGTGGTTTGTTTTCTTCAAATTTCGCTTCCGATGCAAACTTCATTGATTCGCCTCTGTTTAAACGTTTGATGTTTTCTTGATAGTGCATGATATCGTCTGCGCTTTTGAAACGATATTCTGTCTCGCCTTTTTTACCGCCACGTTTCTTTTTCTCTGCAGCTGCGTCTCTAATAGCAAAAGCGAGTTTGTACATATCCATATCTTTATCTAGTTGCTCATACTCTAATGCATACATACGATAGTTGAATTCTCTAAGTGTCATTTTCTCAATAACATCTAGGTCATAAATTTTTAGTTTGCTCATGCACAAGATAACTATACGATCAAACGTTAGTATTTCTTCGTCTACTTCTTGCTGTTCTTTTTGTATTTTTTCGGAACGAGGTTTTGGGTTAAAACACGCTTTCCCAGTTCCTCGATGACTTCGTTACAAAACTCTTCAAGCCCTGTATTTTCAATAATACCTTCAACAACAGCTTCTAAATCTTCTTCAGTTTTAGGTGCTCCTTTTTCTTGTGCAGTTGCAGCTTTAATAACTTTAGCGACATCTACTACACTGTGGCTTTCTAGTGCAGGTACTAACATTTCTGTACCTTTACCAAAGTTAACTTGTTCTGCTTCCATGCCCATTTCTTTATCAATGATGTTTAAAAACTTTAATCCGAATGATAGTTCAATTGTTTTACCGTTAAATTTGATTTCCATAATTTGAATAACCTCACTTTAAATTTAGTCAAAATAAAAAGAGGGCATTTAGCCCTCGATATTATACAGTTTCTGCTGTGCTTGGTTCGTTAGGTTGTGGGATTTCTGACACAAGACCATCATCAGCTGGATCTGCAGCAACAGTATCGTGGAAGCCATAAGCAGCTTTGTTTTTCTCGATTTGTTCTGGTAATGTTGCCCAACCACGAACTTTTCTAAGATATACACCAAATTCAGTTTCAAATTCTGCGATATCTTCAGCGTCGTTAGTACGGTCAATACTATTCCAGTATCCTTGACGATACTCTGCTTTATATTTTCCATCTTTGTTTTTAACTCTTTTGTTGATAACCCATAACTCATAAGGGATATCCTCTTCGGTAGCATCTTCAATTTCATCACATAACGTGTCATCTTGGTTCATGTAGCAGTTAATCGTAACTGTTGACTCTAATGTACCTCCAGAGTTAACAGGACCATCTACAGTAGCTTCTGTATCTCTGTCTTTTTCTGTTTCACGTTCTAATTCTGTTACCCACATTACTTTATTTGCATCTTTTCGGTCTCCGGCTTTACGGATTAAGACTAATTCATCAGTACCTTGTTTAATTGCCATAGGTTCTCTACCTCCTAATTTTTTGTATTAAAAAACGCAAGCCAACTTAATGACTTGCGTACTCTACATTTATCGTTGTATGTGACAACACTTGGTTTGTATCTTGCTCTGTACTTTCGTTCACATTCATGTGAGGTGTAGTCAATGTATATCCGTCTAGTTGTATCTCATCTAGCAGGATTGACTGAACCTGCATATAAAGTTCATCATTCTTACCTTTATCATCATCTTTGCACCAGATATGGATAGTTGCAGTAGGACTGCCACCGTAACTGTCAAAAGTTAAACGATTGATATCGTCTCTAATATCTTGAATAGCGATGAATGGATAAGGTAATTCTTGATTGAGTTCACTCGTACGGATAACTGGAACACCTAGATCAGTGAATTTTGAGTACAGATAGTTAAACAGTTGTAGACTAACTGATTGACGCATCGCACACCTCCTAACCGTTAATTAATCTTTCGAGGTCTGCTCTGACTTTCTTTGTGAACTCTTGGTAGACCGGGAACATAAACGTCTCTGGTTTCATGTATCTGGTACCGAATTCAAGGAATGAAGAATATCCAGCTTTTGAAGTGATACCATACTTGAGATGTCCTTCTTTAGCATCTTCAACCATTCTTGCTAAGTTACCAGTCCAATAACCTTTGTTCATTACTTCTTTAGCAGTTTTAACTGTGTCTGTACTAAATTTCACCGCATTATCGTGCAATACTTCATCTACATTGTCATCAATAGTGTTGTTCATTCGGTCAAATTCTCTGATTAAGTCGTCTAAATCTCCACCACTCTTAAAACGCATTACTTAACCTCCTCGACGTAAAACACTGTATCGTGTTCATAGTCAATTCGTTTCGTAATCTGATACTTAATATCATTGATATAAGCATGCGTCACAGTAGGCTCAAAATGACCGTTTAAACGTATGACACTGATGTCTTTGTTGATGTCTCCGTATTGCACCACTGTTTTTTGTGGACTTAATGGACTGATGTTACATGGTATTGCATCATAGCGCTTTTCGTATGTCTCAGTTCTACTTGTTTTAGGGTTATACTGTCCTTTTGTTTCTCTAGCAAACACAACTCTCTTGTTATATCTCAATAGAAAATACCTGCCCCACGTTTGTCTGAGTTTCGTGGCGTATATTGATCTATTACATCCATATATTCATCAAAGTCGTTTGCTTGAAACGTATTAGAACGCCCGTCTACGCTTTCTTGTGACATACCTTCAGCGCCAACACGATTAAAGCGCTTGACCGCTACTTCTTCCACGATATATTCCAATCTATCCGGGATAGTTTCCATATCGCTAGGAAGCAAGCTAATCAAACGCTTTTCAGTGTTATCTATTATTCTTTTTAATAGTTCGTCTTGAACATTGTCGTTAATAGAGAGTAATAGCTTAACATTCTCTAATGTCGCCATATTATCCCTCCAATGTGTCTAAGATGTCTGCTTTCGTATCTTTTTCAGATACTTCAATACCATGTTTTTGTGCAATTTCAATTAATTCTGCTTTTGTATTCTTATCACCTACAACTAATTTAATATATTGTTTGTTGAATTTATTATCAGCATGTAGCAATTGAATAATACGTTCATCTGTAATGTCAGTAGGGTAGATATCGCCAACTTCATAAGGCTTTTTACTATCTGCATCTACAAATGGTCGCACCACTTCATATGAATAAGCCATGTGTCAGACCTCCTTAGATTAATTAGACAGTTTCAGCTGCTTTACCACCTGTTAATTTAGCAAATGCATTATCGTCCGCAACATGGAATGAGAAGTCCATAGTTACACGTAATGCAATCATTTCTTGTTCGAATAAGTTAACTGGTGTTCCATCAGCATTTGTTAGTGTTGAAATTTGACCTTCTTCTGAAATTTTGTAAGACATATTGTAAGGTACGCCATAGAACATTTTGTTGAAGTCACCAGCGTATAAATCGCCTTTTTTAATTTCGTTAGATTTTAAATCTACGATTGGAATACCATCTAAAGTTTCGTTTGATTTATCGTAGTATTTTTCTTGAGTAACTTTATCAATAACATTTCTTAACGCTGTTTTATTTTGGTTTTTAGAAATAAATGCGTTAGCTTCTACATCATGCTCTAATAACTCATCTTCTAATGCTAATATGTTATCTAAATTGATAGGACCAGTTACAGTATTACCTGAAGTAGCTACTGATTGTTCAATAGATTGAGTAAATGGATTATCTACGTTTAATACGCATGCTTCATCAATTTTGTTATAAAACGCTTCTGAAATTTGTGGTTTCATCTTTTCAAAGAATTGAGAATAAGTGTAATTTAAATATTCACGAGTCGCTAACACGATTACACCTAATTTGTGTGAACGCATTGTAGCTTGTACTACTGTTGGTTTAGAAGTTTGAATCTTACGACCTTCACCAACCCAGTAAGCACCCGGTTTATCTGCCCAATAAGTGAAAGTTTTTTCTGATTTTCCACCCATGTCTTGCACTCTACCTAATTTCATCACTTTAGAATTTTGTAACACATCTAACATAATAGGTTCGTTAAAATCATCTAATAACGTTCCATCTTTCATTTCATGCATCATCACATTATCGGGATTAAAATCCTGTCTTTTAACATCTGCCATTTAATATAACCTCCGTTATTTTATAATTCTATTTTCGTTCGCAAGTTCTTCAAATGACTTGCCACTTGCTTGTTGTCTGCCAAAACTACTACCTTGATTACTTGGTGTAGATTGACGAGTAGCTTCTTTGACTTGTTCTTGCACTGCGTTATCAAAGTCTTGTTTGATTTGTCGAATAACATCTTTGATTTCTTCGTTATCCTCAATTTTGATAAGTGCGTCAGCAAATGATGTAGGGAGTTCTTGTTCTTTTAAGTCATCAACTACATCAGACTTCAATTCTTTAAGTGCTTGTGCTTTCTCACGCTCAGCAATGGCTTTCTCGCGTTTAGATAACTCTTGTTCTTCTTTTTCTTTTTGAGTCATCTTCGCATAAGATTGTTCTTCACGTCGCACTCGTTCAATTTCTTCTTGAAGTTTTTTATCATACTCTTCTGCTAATCTTCGTTTATTTTTCTCACTAGCTTTACTAATTTTTGCGTCTAGCTCACTTTGTGTATAAGTTACCTCTTCGCTTTTAGCGTTATCGTTTTCTGACTGCTCATTATTATTACGTTCAGCTTCGTCTCCACCTTCTGCGAAGAATTGAAGATTAGCTTTTAAAAAATCACGTTTATTCATTTTTTATCCTCCTCATAAACGCTAAGCTCTTGAATTTATCGCATAAAAAAAGCGCCCCAATCAGTCAATTAAGCCCGATTAGTGCGCTAATGTTATTTAGATAGGAAACAAGTTACTTAACCCTTATAATTAGTTATAGTTTATGAGCAGTTTAATGACTTACTTAGGTCAAGTAGCTAACGTATGCTACCAACGAGATATTGGCGCGGTAACGCCAGGACCAACTGCTTCACGCTTTGACATAAGTACCACCTCAGATGAAGTTTTTAGATTTAAATTCTTTCTTCTCAGGTTCTTTCTTTTTCGCTTGTGCTTGGTTACTAGGGTTTGTATCATTCAAACGCTTGAGTTCTTTGTGAATGCCTTCAAGGGCTGCAGCAATACGTTCGTTATACACCACTGCCACCCTCTTGTATAGCATCTACAATTTTGTCTATCTTTTCTTGTGTTGTCATACTATCTTTAATGATGTCAGAAGGTTCTTTGTTGAAGATTTGATTATATTCATCATAAACATCATCTAGCCTGTCTTGTAAGTAACTTTCGTCATACTTGTCGTACTCGTCGATTGTATCACCATCAAGTTCAGTGACGTCATATAGGCCTTCCTCTGTTTCGTAATCTTCTTCGTACTCATCTTCTGATTCATCTTCAGGACCGCCTAGCCCCTCCAGGAATTCTATATCCTCTTGATCAAAATCATCAGAAAAGTCGTACTCTTCTTCCCAGTTTTCATCTTCTTCAAATTCGTCGTCATCTTCCATGAAGTCATCTTCATACACGCCATCTTCTTCATCGCTGAAATCAGTGTCTAGCACTTCTTCTTCTTCCCAATCAGCATCTTCATAATCCCCCACGGAATTATCAACGATTTCTTTTGCTACACCTTCGTTAGTAACTGGCGGTGTATTTGTAATATTGTTATCATCTGGCATTTACAAAGCCTCCTTTTAATTATTTAACAACGCCTCCGAAATATCTTCCTTCGCGCTCTTCAAAGAACTTATCACGCCAATCAGGATCGATGTATGGTGCGACAGCACTCCTACAAAATGGATGCATAGGTGGTGCATTTACACCCGGTTGCATATCTTTAACTTTGAATACTTTACCGTTTAAACCTCTACACGTTTTTGTTGTTTTGCTATCTAGTTTTGCATGATATTCATATTCTGCATCTTGTCCATGTTGCTCTAACATGTGCTTTTTAGAAGCTAGTGTTTGTACTCTAGCAGTTTCAGTGATTAACAAACGTTTCATATTGTAAGTGGTTGCTCCCGTATCTTTGCGCAAGTCTTTCACAAACTCATAAGGGTGTCTACCACGTAGTAATACATGGCGTGTGGTCTTTTGTACGTGTCTTCTAACAACGTCCATATCTGACCAAAGTCTTGTACTCCATTTATGCCCTTCAAAAGGTGTGAATATGATTGTTTTAACGTCATTGATAGATACTCGGAGTGTTTCCCCTAAGATACCTGCTTGTTGCTCTAATGCTCTGTAATAAGCACTCTCCATGTAGTTATACATAGATTGTTCTATCTGAGCGTATGCGTAAGTAACGATAAGTCCTAGTTGTGCTTGTAATAACTTTTCACGACTTACATACATCTTCGTGTTGTAGGCCCTTAGTTCTGCATTAGCTTTGTCACTAAAATCTTTATTCTCGACATACTGTTTTGCTTTCTGTTGGAACATTTGAACATCTACTGCATCAATCTTTTTCTTAGCTTCAGTTAATGTGATACCTTCGCTTGTTGCGTATCTCGCATAGAAACGATTGATCTCATTTTCGATATCTTCATTCATTTCATCGACAATACGTTGTATCTCTTGAGCAATCTCATAATCTGATTTACTTTCTTCATCAATGATTTCTTTCGCTCTATCTTCCCAGTAGGACATAGACTATCACTCCTTAATATCAGTTTCGTTGTCTATACCCTGTCTGTTATACATACGTTCATCTGACTTTTGAAGTTGGATATCTTCTTCGTTTTCGATGCGTTCCATTTCTTGTTGAGGGTTATCTATAAATGATACTAGCGACATTAATGTTTGATTACTTAGTTCTCCACCAGCTTGTAAGTACATATCCATTTCATCTTTAATTGACTTAGGAATGTTACGAGTGAATGTAAATGTAAGGTCACGAATAGCATCGCTATTTAACTCTCGATTGATACTCATAATTTGACCGATTAATTTGTAACGTCTACGCAAACCTTTTCGGAATAAACCTTCTTTAATTGCAGTACGTTGTTCTAGGCCAAATAGCTTGTATTTCATTGCTTCACCTGATTGATTGCCTGAGAAGTTCTCATCAGTCATATCTGGTGTATTAGTGAACATATGAATGTTACGACTAATTCTGTCTTTATATGACTCAACGCCATTTACATCGTATTCTTTATAGATGTATCTAGCGTCTACATTGCCCTCAGTCGTTTTCTCGTCCATTGTTGTATATTCAGGTGGGACTAAGTGGAACACATTCGCATCTTTTTGCAGTTGTGCTGTATTGCTATCTAATTCCATATTGCCGATAACAAGTAACATTGCATCGTTTAAATCACTCATGTAGTTCGCTGTGTCTGATTGTGCGTTGTCGTATAAGTCGATGAGTGGAATAACCTTCTCGAAGTCCCCACGACGTTTCTCGTTGTTGCTAAACTCTGTGATTGTAACTTTACCGAATGAATGCGGTTCTGCTGGTCTACGTTCTTCTAACTTCAAGTTAGTAGATTTATTCGCAATAAAGAAGTTAGTTGCGTTAGGTGTAATAACATCCACATTATAAATGTCTGTATCTTCTTGTTCCCTTATGGCTGTTTGCCAGTATCTCACTGCAATTAAACTGTTCTGTTCAATCGTATTATCGTAAATCACAAATGTATTGCGTGGATCAGATTTGTATAATCTCACTTCATCATCTTGATTACGGATAATGTACTCATAAGCGCGACCAAAGATAGATAAATCTAAACCGATTGAACGATTATGTGTGTCGATGTCGTTCAGCTTATGTAGTCCGTTAATCTTCTCTTGTGTACTTTCATCTTCTGTTTGTACTTGTACTGCATGGCCGAAACAGTAGCCATTAATGAAATCAGCAATATATGACGCAAAATCATGTGCTGCCCGGTTATCTGCTAAATGTCTTTCTCTACGTCTACGATTACGCAAGATGTTGAAGTTAAGTCCTTGATAGTAATCATCAAGCATTTGCAATCTAGGTACTTGCGCTTCTAAATGATGTTCAATACATTCGCTTATAAAATCGTAATCATCTAATAAATCGTTTAAGTCCCCGTCGTAACGATATGTTTCTACTGCATCACGTCTATATATCTTATCTCGATGTTGTCGGTACTCTGCGTCTCTTTCAAATTCATTTACTTTTAACAAGCGTTATCCCTCCTTATAAGCCCATTGATTTGATTGTATTGATTGTTTGTTTAACACCTGTACGTTTTTTCATTTTTGGCTTATAGAAACGCTCAACACTATATCTTAATGAGTCAATGCAATGATTGTAAGTATCGACTGGTTCATTTAAATACTCTTCTGTATTTTTATCTTTTTGCCATGTGTAGTTGTCAAACTCTTCAATCGTTTTAAAACAACGCTCATCAATTACAATGTCAAACTGCATTAAAAATTGAAGTCCCTGAACGACCGAACCTTTACCTTTTCTGGTAGGTTTAATGCGTTCAACACCTAACTTTTTTATTTCTTGAATACTCTTTTGTTCTGCACTATCTGCAGTAATTTCTTCTTTTGCATAGCCTAGTTGTTTGATTGTTCTAGCAATCTCATCATTCAACATTCCAGTCTTAACATACTCTTCGATGATGTATAATTTTTTGTTTTTTTTGTCTATTTTTACATGAATAAAAGCACTAGGATCATTCACATATCCAAAGTCGAGACCGAAGTATGAAGGTAAGTGTCTTAACTCATCTTTATTGAGCAATCGTTTCTCATACTTTGGAAACACTAACTTATCTAAAGTAGCGAATTCACCTAGTGCATATATTTTGTAATAAGCTGGGTTACGTTGTGCCAGCAACTCTAAGTTATTACGTGTAATTTCATCTAAAAACTTGTTATCTTTATAACTTGATTGACGTATCATAACGCCTTTCATATCTTCACCGTGTTCAAAGAAATATTTATATACCCAATTCAACTTAGATACTGGGTTAAACATCAAGAATATCTGTTTAAAGTCATGTTTACGTTCTCTTAGACGCAATGTTAATTGTGTATAGTCATTCAATGTAAATTCTGAAGCCTCCTCCATAACGATATCTGAAATACCTTTAATCGATTTAATCTTCTCTGGATTATCTAAACCTTTAAATAAGAATGTAGCACCATTAGGCAATACAACTTTATTATCAGTTTTATTCCACTGGCACAAATCCCATATGCCGTAATCAATTAAGCAACTTTTGACATCTTCAAACAAACTATCTTTGATTGTCGATTGCACCTTTCTAAGCCACAACATACGTCTAGGTATAGGCCATTTCATCAATGCTTTAAGCACCACTTTCTGAATAACCCCATGTGACTTACCACTTGAACCTCCACCATAATGTACTTCGGTAAAATTGTCATAATTAGTAAGTATTTCGAAGATATTTTTGTTAAACACTTTCTCTGGGTTATTAAAATTAAGTTTAAGGTTCGTCATTGTAATCACCTATGTTGATTTCGATATTCTTTTGAGTAATTTCTTTCTTATCAATATAAGCGCCATGTACTTTTAAGATATGATCTAATGAACGCTGGCGTTCTTCCACATTAGGTGTAATGGTATAAGTGACCTCTTTATCCACTTCACCTTCTAAATGGTCATATCGTTTAGTGTACGCTTTTTGTGGTTCTCCTCTTGCAATAGATGCTGATAATGCTAACGCCTCTGTAATGCTCATTAAACTTTCTTCTTGCACCTCTTTTATACGTTCATTGATGTAATTCTTGATTGTAGTATTTTGTAGTAGTTTAGTTGCGTTAGTATTAGCTTTATTTTTAGAATAACCAGCTTTAATATAAGCATCTGTTGCATTACCACTCTTAATATATTCATCTGCAAATCGTTGTTGTTTTATATTCAGTCCGTTCATCTCATATATCACCAACTCTCACGTTATTCACTTAATTTATTTTTACACAACAAAAACCTACCCGACTTTTCTATCGGATAGGCTACTTAGGAGAAAATAATAACTCAATACACTTTTTCAAGGAGTAAAAATGTTAGAAAGGTTTAAGACTTATATCTAATAAGAGTGAATTATGCTGTGAAGTGTTAATCTTCACAATATCATAATAACTCGTTTTTTAGAGGACTTATATATATCAAAAGTCCACTTACACATAGCCTATGTAATTGGCTAGTGTTTCAATCATTGCGTCACGTCTACGTAAAATGCTAGTTTTATTTGTTCCGAAGTATGCTGCTAAGTCCTCCCAGTGATAACAACCAATAGGACACTCCCAATATCTCTTGTTGATTAGATCACGTGTATCTTCGTCTGCCTCATTCACAAGTTTATCTACACCGTTAACAATATTTCTTAACGTGTTATATCTCTTGTTACTTAATTTCTTAACAGATTCTCTTTCAACTGGATTACCTGGCAAATTACTTTTACCTGCGCCGATGTTTTCAGGCTCATGATTTTCCAAAATTTCATATTCACAGATTTTCATTTCTTTTCTGTACCGTTCTACGTGCTTAATATATTCTTCTAGCTTTTTTATATCGTGTTTTTCAATTGTTATCACTTCTTACCCTCCTCCGACTTAACTACAATCCAAATGAGATAAACGATAGGTATAAGTACAATCCAACCTGTCATTGTCTTACTCCGTTAATATCATATTGGTCACTTTCATTCGCATAATCATTCGGCGCCTTATCTACTTCGTCATTCGCACTTAACTTGTAATACAACTCTCTACCTAACCATTTACCTAGTTCGTACACTGCGATAGTAAACCAGATTTTTAATATACGTTTAACCATTCTGTTCACTCCTTACCTAGTATTTGTTTGATTTTAGTAAGTGCATCGCTATCTTCTTTCTGATCATATTCAAAATAATAACCACCCGTTTTATTTCTATCGCCATTTAAAACCTTACTTATATTTCCTTGTTGCAAACCCGTGTATGTTACAACGTCTTTTACACAATCAAATTTCATAATCAATTCTTTAGTTTTATAATCGTACATAGATATAGGTCTGCTTTTAACTAATTTATACTCTTTCAATCCTTTTTCTGCATTTTCTTTGGAAGTAAGAAATTGCATATTTTCGTAAAAATAACCTAAATTAGGGTTAATTCTATCTATACTCGGCGCTAAATTTCTATCAAACCCACTATTTTTATAATTTTCGAATAGTTTCACAAACGAATAATGTTTAATAAATTTTGTAGTAAATTCTTGCACGCTGAACGGTAATTCTCCAAAACCTTTTTCTTTATTTCTTGACGCCATTGCATAATATAATTTATTCAAAAAACCAAACTCAGTTTTTGAATATTCACGCATATAGTTCTTGTGGTAATCTTTACCTTTAGATATTCTATCTACAATATCTAAATGAACAATTCGTTTAACACAACCGCAATCTTTTCTTCTTCCGGATGTTAAATATTGCATAGGAAATAGTACAGTGTTACCACATTCACATTCGCAATCGTAACAGATTACTTTTTTACCATTAGGTCTTATTTTTATAATTCTTTCAACTGGTTTTAATTTCCCAAAAACTTGTCCCAAAATATTAACTTTCATTTTTGTAGGTGTTTCCGCTAAAGGAAAGTCATCAACATTTGAATGTACTCTAACCATTCAAATCACTTTCCTTAATAAATGTGCCATTCACAGTACGACCAGTTCTATCTTTAATCTCATCATATGCATACTGTAAGCACTCCTGTAACGTCATATTGTTTTGTTGAGCTAATATTACTAAAGTTACGATAACGTCTCCTATACCGTCTCTGAGAGCGTCTATATCGTTTCTACATAAAGCAGCAGCAACTTCTCCACATTCTTCTGATGTTTTAGCATATTGTGTGAATGAATTACCCTTGTGTAAATCTTTATCAATACTCCATTGTTGTACTTGTTCTACTAATTGATCTAATGTGTTAGTCATTTATTGTTCCTCCTTAAATTTAACTTGATACGGTGCTACTATTCTTAATTCATTGTTCCATTTCGATTACTGCAACTGGTTTAGCAATTGTGCTTGAAGGGTTCAAATCTTTAATGCTCATGATCTAACCACCTTCTTAGGAAATATGTCGTTTTCCATTAAGTAACTACAATAATCACTACGCGTATGTTTTTGAGGCACGTTGAACAAGTGAGGTTTCTTACGTCTTAGTTCTTCCTTTCTTCGTCTTTGGATACGTTCTTTTAAACTTTCGGCTCGTTCCATTCTTTTTAGTGCATTCCACTCTTTGCGACGCATACCGACTGGCGCTTCAATTGCGTCGTAAAAATCCCAGCCCTTATTTATTCTTTGTCTCAAAGAGAACATGTTTATTCCACTTTCTTCCATTTTCATTTCATCTTTTTCAGTCATCACAAAAGTTTGTTTACCTACTCTAATGTTTTTCATTTAGTCCACCTCTACACTTTCAATTTCATGTTTTTCATCTAATGCTTCACCGTAAGGATCATTTTTAATTCTGTCCTCCCAGTATTCTCTGTGGTCATCTTCATCACTATAAGAAGATATCCAAACAGGCTTTTTAACTTTCAACTCTAGTTTTACTTTGAACTCAAGTATTTCTTCTCTAGGTTCCATTGTTCTCCCTCTTTCGTTTTCGTCTGACTTTGATAAGTTCCTCGTACTCAATCCATTCAAGCCCCGTATATTTAGGCGCTTTACATATCCATGTGAGCTTGACGTCAGGATATTTGTATCTGAACAGTTTCGCTTTTAACTTTGCTGTAGTTGTTGCCATGCCTTTTACATCAATGACTTCTATTAAGTCGTTATCAAGATATAAAGCAAAGTCTGCGATGTATTCGGTTTTTCTTTGATTCCCAAACTTAGGGATTAACTCATATCTCGGTTGTATCTCGATACGGTTATATGTCACGCCATTCATCTTTTTTTCTAAATATTGGTAATATTCACATTCGACTTTGCTATCGAATACGATTCCTTTATACTCAACTTTCTTAGCGTTGTATTTACTCATGATTCACCTCAAAATAAATAGTCATCAATCGTGGTTTGTTGTTGTAATTCTTCCTTGCGATACAATTTATATTTACGTTTTAACTTGTTAAGCTCTTCTTTTGTTACATTGCCATTGAATACCTTTTGAAAGTGCATACCTGCGTAATTACCTAAGTTATAAGTATCTTCTTCTAAAGGTATCACGCTACACATCTTCCAACCGTCTAAGGTGTATAAGTAATATTTGTCTTTATATCCTTCGCGTAGTCCCATCACTACACCTCCACAATTGGTTGTCTATATGCTTTTTCTTCTAACTTTCTATTGATTAAGTTGTTTAGTTCCTCATCATCTTTCGCCCAATCAATCATTTTTTGAGCGTATAGATCACTGCACTTTAATATCTCTTTGATGTTTTCTTTCGTTACCATGCGTCACGCTCCCTATAATCATCGCCTAGCACTTTCACTGTTCTAGCGTTATGTTTCATTCTCGAATTGATACGTTGCCAATTCATATCTTGATTTAAATGTTTATCACTAAAGTTAGTAGTAAAGATATTGTTTTTACCTACTCTGTTATCTACTATGCTAAATAGCTTATTGAGTGTATGTTCTGTGTTTTCTACGCCTACATCATCAAGTACAAGCAAATCTATATTGCTTAATAACTTAACAAGTTCGTCTGTCGTCTCAGTCGCACTTTTGTTGTAAGTCGCTTTAATACGTTCCATAAGCATTGGTATGTGCATAAATGCTACGGTATAACCTTCATTTTTAATCGCCTTTGCTATGGCATAGGCTATATGGCTTTTTCCGGTACCATACGAACCCTGTAATATTAATGACTTAGGTTCATTCACTGAAAACGTTTTGACGTACTCTATGGCTGTTTTTTTAGCGTGTACCTGTTGTTCATTTTGTGGTTTGTAACTGTTAACCGTTGCTCCTTGTAATGAATGGTTAACAGTAGATTGATTAAATATACTGTTGATATATTTCTGTTTACGTTTTTTCTCTGCCTCTTTGCCAGCTTGTATCATTGCACAGTCACAACCATGTCTGAATTCATGTCCGTTACTGAACTTGTAATAGTCGTAACGATTCCCACACTTCTCACACTTTAGGTCGTGTTTTTCTTCTAAAATGTTTTTATTGGACTTTATATTTCTGGCTAGGCTTTCCATTGATTGCATTCAATCACTCCTAATCCCAATAGCTAGGATCGTATTTCATTCTTTCTAGTTGATCTATTCCACTCGGTTGTAATTCTTGATTAAGGTAACCCTCAAACTTAGTACCGAATAACGTTTCAGGACGTAGATACTTTTCTTGACTTGTACCTAACCATTCTGAAGTTTTAATATCGATAACTTTTTTAAAGTCATCTAATCTAAAATCTTCATTCCAACGTGCTTCTATAAATCGTCTCGTCTTACCAGTAGTGTGTTTATATTTTTTATTTGTTTTATCATTTAGGTAAGCAACAATTTCTTTATACGGTATAGGCTCCACAGTCGACGAAGGAGACAATATATTATTGTTAGTAGTCTCTGTAGTAGTCTCTGTAGTAATCTCTGTTAAGGATTGTTGAGTTTCTTCACTATCCATTGTTGAGTTTCTTAACTTTCCATTGTGAAGTTTCTTAACAATCCATTGTGAAATTTCTTTACTATCGACTTTATAATGAACAGTAGGCGCACCATTCGCTTTTTTTAAAGCCGTTTCTACAATGCCCATATTTTTAAGTTTTTTCGTTGCTCTCATTACCTGATACTTAGATAGCTGTATTTCTTCCTCCCACTCTTTATATGATTTATAAAAATAACCATCTTTTCTACTTGTCCTATCCGACCAGTAAATCAATTGGTTGAGTAATGCTGCTGTGTGATAATCTTCTGTAATTTCTATATAAATCACTGGAATAGGTATGATGTTGTTTTGTCCGCTAAATTGAGTGATAATTGATGAAATATAATCTCTATTATTCATTTAACTCACCTCTTAACGGTTATCTTTCTTCTATTAATATAATTTACGTTTTCTACTTCTCTTTCTATAAAACCTATTTTCTCAAGCTTTTTAATCGCTCTTTTAACAGTTGATTCAGAAACTCCATAAAGTTCTGATAACTCTTCGTTTGAAATGTCCGTAGAACTTTCAATATTATTCGTTAGAGAATCAAGTTCACATATCAATATCTTTTCGAAAAAGGTTAAATCTTTTCTAATTCTTACTTCTTTAGTTAAAACGCCTAAGCCCGCTGCACTTCTTATGATTGTCATTTTATCTTTTCTCCTTTCAACATATCGTTTAACCTGCTATCTACTGAAAGCCATGAATTTTCAAGATGATGTAACTTGTCAAAGGTTTCTACACCCATATCATGTTGTGATTGATGATGTTCTCTGCACAAAGCCAATACTTCATATCCGTAATGATCCATTGTCTTACGATTAGCACCTCTTCCTATTGCGTAATGATGTGCTAAGTCGGAATGTGGTTTACCACAGATAACACAGTTACGATTGACCGTTGCCCAGTAAAGGAACGCTTTATCGTTTTTGAGTAAGTCACTTGTCTTATAATTAAGTGGTATATTATTGTGAAACACCCAGTCGAGAATTACTTCTATAACTTGTTTAGCTTGTTCTCTTGTGCAGTCACTCAATGAGAGGCGTTTCTCGTAGCCGTAGAGGACTTCTACGTAATCCATGAACAAATACCTCATATAATCACGGGGTTGTCCTGTATATGCTTCTATGTCGTTACAGAGAGCAAACATTTTTCTACGTTGCTTATCCGTAATCTTGAATGGATCTGCAACTCTTACATCTGCTTCTACTTCGTAACCGTTGTCTAAAAGTAATGATGTTTTGTTATCTAGTTCTACTCCTTTGATGACTACAGTCGTTGTACCGTCATCTTCTGTAATGTAGTTTTTTATTACTACCATCTAATCAGTCCAATCAGAACGGCAACATATCATCAGTAATTTCGATAGGTCCATTTGCATTTGCGAATGGATTTTTACTTTTTGTCTGTGTATTATGTTCTTGTTGCTTTTGAGATTGGTTGTTACCTTTGCTATCTAAAAACTCAACACGGTTAGCAATCACTCGTACTACTGAACGATTGTGACCTTCTTTGTCTTGAAATCTATCTTGTTTTAAGTTACCTTCGATTAAAATTTTGCTGCCTTTAGCACAATAATTATTAAGTAGTTCAGCAGTTTTACCGAATGCTACTATGTCAAAAAATGATGTATCGTCTCTTTTGAATGGGTTATCAACTGCCATTGAGAAGTTAGTTACTTGTGTTTGACCAGCTTGTTTAAGTTCTAAATCTTTAGTGATACGTCCTGTTAAAATAGTTAAATTAGTCATTGTTATTCTCCTTGTCTAATTGCTTTAGTCCTGCGTCTAATTTTTGATGCGCTACTGCTATATCTTTTTTAGTAACTTTGTTAATGTTTTGAATACCTAACCAACGCATTGTTTTGTCTAGTGTTGCATCTCTTCCTTTTTCTTGAGATAAAGTTACAAACTGGTTGATACGTTCTTCTAATTCTGTAATGTCATTGTCGTTAGCGCTTGGAACTTCTTCACCGTTATATATATAAAGACCTAGGCCATGTAATGCTGCAGCTTTAACGAAACAACGTTTTTGAGCTTTGTTAATATCGAACGTTGTCGCGCTACCCTTTGCTAAAGATTTATTTCTAAAATCCAACACTGGAAGCCACTCTGTTTCTGTTTGTCCTTTCACAGTCACTGACACTTGTACGAAATAACCCTCCGGAGTAGCTAAATAAGGTACAAAATAGTTTTCTAGTGGTACGTCAGGGTGTACAAATTCATGTGTTTTAATACTGTAGTTGCTGTCTATCTTTTTTAATTCTTGATGAGCGTATGACCATGCCAGGTAGGTTAATCCGTTTTTCTTTTCTACATGATCGTTAACATCTTTATGATTTAATTGATTAAATAATGTTTCTTCAGTCATACTCAACCTCCTCGTATTTAGTTGTTTCTGTCACTGTTTTCTTAATAGCTATATGTTCAGTCATGTCTATAACTGATTTTTCTAGACCATCAAAGTCCTTAGCGTCTCTCATATCCGTTGAATATTTAATAGTCGGGAAGTTTTCGCTAGGTTTATTTGTGATATACAAGTCGTTATCTTTACGCTTGATGATATACGTCACTGTCTCTTTCATTAGCGATACACACCCTTCTCTAAAATGTTGATTGATTCTTCCATAGTTTTAATCGTTTTATCTAAACGAATACATGATTGTATTTGTTCTGTATAATCTTTTCTTAACTCTGCGTATCTATCGCACATATCCTCGTACTGTCTATTTAAGAAATCATAATCGCTACGTAAAAAATCTAATTGAACAGATTTGGCAATAAGTTGAGAATATTCTTCTTTCGGTAGCCTAATTGTGATTACCTCTTGCATTTTTTCTCCTCCACTTGTATATTAGTAATGTAAAATATCCCAATTACTTAATTTCGACTGTTTGACGTTTACGCGTCTTTCAGTCTTTTTTTCGTTCTCTTTTAACCACTCATTCCAAAAGAATGTACTTGCGATAAAAACTAAGATCGCAACGCCTATAATTGTTGTAAAACCACCTCCTAAAATTAATGTGATGATCATTGCGAGTATCATAGTCATGTAACTTAGTAAATACTTCATCTTGTAGCCTCCCTTTTACGATTAAATTTTTGTTCCATGTTATCGTGCTATAATTCTTTTATCGCTACTGCGATAGTGGGTGGTGAATAGAATGAATTTAAAAACAATAATTAACTCTTTTGATTTAGCGATAAAACTCAATAAAGATATTTTTATTGTTGTCGATGGTGTAATGTATATTGGTACTCCTTCAAAAAAAGATAAAGAAGATGATTATTATCAAAATTTAATCAATGCTATGTTATTAGACGTTAAAAAACCGACTTCTTCTTTAGAAATTGATACTTTGTTTTTAAAAGATGTATCAATAGTTGGTAATTATGAACGCGTCAATGTAGATATTGTTGCAATTGACGTTCAAAAGATTTCTGCTGTTTCTTTCTTAGATTAGTTTTCTTAGCACTTCTAATCTCCTCCGCCAAGATGACGATTAGGAGTGCTATTTTTAGTTTCTTTAACATTGCTATACACCTCCTATCCAAATATCTTTTTGAAGTTATCCTCAAGAAATTGTTTCATCTTGCTACCTACGAATCTGTATTCATCATTTTTGTTTATTGGATAATGACCAAACTTTTTAATTTCTTCTTTAAATGCAGGTATATCTAAGATGTTATCTTTTAACCAACGTCTTCGACGTCCTGTTTCATTTTCCAAATCTTCCATACTCCACCATGTTTTTGTCATAGGTTATCCCTCTTCTTCTTCATCGAATTCGATGATTGGTTTAGGCGCTATGCCTATCTCTATATCGATTGCGTCATAATTTAAATCTTCAATTGCTTCTTCGATTTCATTTACTGCACTTTTAATTTTTGATGCTTCAGGCACTCCGTATTGAATTTTTAAACTTTTCATTTCGTTCGCTCCTTTACAATGTCGTTTCCGACATCAATATATTTTGTTTAATAAAATCAATTGCTGGTTTAATCTCGATGTAACGTTTATGATTCTTTCCGATTTAGACCCACCACTTCCCAATCATCAGCTAATAAGTCTTCTGCCATTGGTTGCCACAATGGATAGAAGGCTTTTTGCCTTGGCTTCACAACTACGTATCCATAACTATTTGTAGGTAAAAGTTCTAAGTTGTCTCCTGGTTTTCTAAATGTTTCAAATTCAGATGAGCGGTAAATTGGTTTACCTCTTTCCATAGCTAATTTTGTTGCCTCTTGTATATTCATAGCGTCCTCCTTTAAGTTGTTTGTTCGATTGTGGTACAAATATTTTTTACAACTCTTTCTGCTATACTCCTTATGAGGAGGTGATATTATGAGCGTGTTGACACTTAGTGATTTGAATAGCCTCTTTACAAAACGTGATGAGCGTTCTAAAGAATTATTGGAAATACTTTTAAAAGAAAGCAATGATAAAAACCCTTTAAGAATATCTGGTTTACGAGCTCAAGCTATCAAAGAAGCTAATGATGAAATGCTTATTCAACTTCTTGAAAAACTCAATTTTTTAGAAAGTAAATAAACTATCCACATCCGCATTTTGCTTATTAACTATGTTAGTAAGTGTTTTCGGTTTTAGCGTTTTCTCAATTTTTACAACCTTCCATGTCACAACTGCCATTGTGATGAGGAGGGTTGTTTTGTATAAAAAGTTCATGGTTATTCCTCCTTTATAAGAGGTGGCTCTACACCACCTCATGTGGTATAATTAGGTTGTTATTTAATCTGCTAATTGTAGTCTTTTAGTTTTGTTGTGATTGTAAATTCGTACCAGCGTCTTTACAGTCGCAACTTTTTTTGTTTTTCCAGTAGAACGATGATAATCTTCGATTTTATATTTGAAAGAATTTAAACCTTCTTCGTTTAACTTTCTGACGATCCATTTTCTATCATGTTCTGGATATTGTTTGATAAATTCTGAAACACCTAATAAAACTACAGCTATATAATTTTTTTGTTGAGTTCCTAATGAATCTCTAATCAAACAAACTGTGTCTTTAAGATTTTTAGGGCCATATTTTCTGTAAATTTCTTTAACAGTATCTGCAGCTTGGATAGTGTATTTTGAACTACCTCTTTTAACGGTAAATCCGTTTTGATTTAATAGATTTTCGATTGCTATAGTTTCTTTTACACCAGCAGCCAATTCACTTACATAACGTTCAGCTGCATTTGCTTTAGAACCTTCTTGTAATAATCTAAATGCAGTGGCCTCATCTTTTAATGTCATTCCAGAATAAATTGTTACTTCCCAAACTAATTCACCTAGAATTTTTAATGCTTCTACTCTGTGTTGACCATCAAATATCCAAAGACTTCCATCTTCTCTTTCTGATACTAGGATTGGTCCCATTCCGATAGGATTGAAATTTTTAACAATTTTATTTACTTTAGCTTTTGATACTGGTCGTTGATATGTTTCATCTACTCCCAATTGATTAATTACTACCTTTTCTGTTCTGCTTGGAAAATCATTTAATTTTTTCATCATTTAGTTCCTCCATTTGTTTCAATTTTTAATCCAATTAATGAAAATAATCTTTCTACTTTGAAATAAGCTTCTTTAATATCTTCAAAATCTGTTTTTAAAGCTTTATTTATTACTTTTTCAATGTCACTTGAATTTTTAGTGCATAATGCTAAATCTTGAAATCTTTTTATTAAAGTTTGAGATTGAGCTAATAGTTCTAGTTCTTCATTAGGCACTTCGCTTTCCACCTCTATACGTTTATTTTTGAGGTTCTTTTGATACTCTTTGTTTTTAACTGATGGCAGTTCGTTATAGGCCTTATTCCAGCCACTATTTTCTTTGATGACTCTTTCGTAAGTTTCAGGATCTTCACGTTTAACTTTTTTGGCTCTCATTACTGTTGATTTGCTAACACCAGCAAGTTCTGCTAATTCTTTGTTTTCGTGTACCGGCGTACTGGGTTTAGAAGGTTTAAGTTCTTCTGTAATAACTGTTTCTTCTTTTTCGTGACTATTTGTTTTTGATGGTTTTGGTTCAGCTGAACTAAAACCATTGTTATTGTGATTTGGATTGTTTTTATCAGCTTTTTCCAATGCTTTTCTTCTTTTTTCTCTAGCTCTTTCTTGAATATCTCCGATTAAGTCTCTAGCGTTTAAAACAATGTTCAATCTTTGATTAGTTGTTAAATTTCTGCGTTCAACTGCTGTATCCCTAACAAATTTAAGTGCTTCATCTTTTTCGAGATTTTCTCTAATAGCTTTCACTGTATTAATATTCAATTCTTTTAAAGCCTTAATTCGATGTCGACCATCTAAAACAGTGTTGTCCCAATTGATGTGAATTGGTGTGTGTTGACCTTGCATTTCTATATTGGTTACTAGGTCATCAAATTCTTTTTTCGTCATTTCTGGAACCAGTTGGTTGATATCCTCATCAAACTTAAGTTTGCTTATTTCAATGTTTTCTATTTCCTTCAATTAAACTCACCTCCTTTAAGTTGTTTGCGGTTTTCGTTTCATTTTTGAGATGTTTTGATTAAAAAAATAATCGTCCATACTAATATCCAAAACATCGCAAATCGCACTCGCTTCGTCGATAGTAAAATTGCTTTTATTCCTATTTATTTTTTGACTAAAACGTGCGGGGTTCATGCCAATCATATTAGCTACGTCTTTATGAGAATATTCACTTTCATCAATGAAATTCCTTAAATTTTGATATCTCATTTTGTTCATGTTGAAATCACCTCTTTCGTCTCATTTATGAGATTACACTAATTACTATACAGACTCTATATTTCAGTGTCAACAAATAAATTTCATTTTTGAGAAATAAATTTGTAAAATGTGTTGCAAAAATGAGAACAAACTTATATAATAAGTTTGTAAAATACAAACAAGGAGTACAAAAAATGACTAATTTCTCAGACAACCTTAGTAAATTAAGAAAATCCCGCAACTTATCATTAAAAGAATTGAGCGATAGACTTAATGCAAGATATGAAGTTAAATTTTCAAAAGCATCGATAGATAGATGGGAAAAAGGTTTTACAAGTCCTTCGATGGAACACGCTAGCGCATTATCAGATTACTTTAATATATCTTTAGATGAGTTAAGTGGAAGAAAAGAAATGAAAATTGAAGAACCTAAAACATTGGCAGCACATCTAGAGGGTGAACTTAAACAAGAAGATGTTGATTACATAATGAGTTTAATAGATAGATTTAAAAAAGAAGACAAGTAAAGGGATTGGTTTTAATGTCACGTTACGAACAATTACTCGCTGAGAATGAGCACATTAAAATTAAAGATACGCATTCGCTACCTGATGGGTATAGCGGTTTCTATAAAGACGGCATAATATTGATAGATAAAGATTTATCCGAAACACGCAAAGCCGAAGTGCTATTCGAAGAATTAGCACATCACAAACTTACATATGGGAATATCTTAGATCAATCTAAAAATATAAACCGCAAATTTGAAAACTACGCTAGGCGTCACGGGTACGAGGCAGCACTTCCCCTACGCATTATTGTGGAGGCGCATCACTATGGTGTTAGTAACTTATATGAACTAGCTGAATATGTTCAATTAAGCGAAACTTACGTAGCAGAAATATTGAAACATTACAAAAATAAATATGGTATTGGAACTCACTATGGCGATTACTCTATTACATTCGATCCGTTGAGGGTCTATAGGTTTAGAATGATAAAATAAGATAAGGAGGGGACAAAATATTATGATAAATGAAAAATCTGGTATAGATGAATTTATGAATAACGAAATTAAATCGTTAGGCGTTAAGTATTATCGAGAATCTAGCGGAAATATAGAAGTACAGAACGCATTAAAATCAGCAAGCAAACGACTAAACGGTAATGTCGGTAAACCCGAATTTACGTTTTTTAGCAAAGACTTCTTTATAGTAGTTGAGGATAAAAATGATGTTAATTTACACATCTATTCTGAAGGTGACACCATTGTATTAGACGATGAAAACATTGTGCCAAAATATGCTGTGAATGGTGCGATTCATTACGCTAAACATATTATTAACCATACTCATACTATTGATAAAGCATTTGCAATTGGTGCATCTGGTAATGGTCATTCAAATAAAATTAGTATTTATTATGTAGATGAAAATGAATATAAATTTATTTCTGAGTTAAATAATCTTAATGAACTAAAAGAAGAAAATATTGAAGAATTTTACCGAGTCTCAGTTTTAGGAGAATTACCTAAAGAAGAAAGAGAATTAAAAGAGGTAAATAAAATTGCTGCAGACTTACATGAAGATTTAAGAAATTATGGTTCTCTTGAAGGCGAAAAGAAAGCCTCTGTTGTGTCTGCGATTTTACTCGCATTAGAAAATGAAGATGTTATTTTCAGTGTTGATAAGTTGCAAGGATTACAAGGTGAAAGCGTAAAAGATGGTGAAATTCTATTTGATGCTATCGATAAATATTTGAGAAATAACAGTTTAATGCCTCACGCTAAAATTGGTGAGCTAAAAGATAATTTTAATTTTATTCAAAACGACTTAACGTTAAATAGAGTTAGAGAAGATTTAGGAATGACTCCTTTAAAATATTTCACTATTAAGTTGGATGAAAAGTTGAAGAAAAACATCAAACATTCTGATATGGATATATTAGGTAATTTCTATGGTGAGTTCGTAAAATATGGCGGTAGTGACGGTAACTCTTTAGGTATTGTATTGACACCTAGACATATTACAAACTTAATGTGTGACTTAATAGATATTAACGAAAATGATTATGTATTAGATCCATGTTGTGGTTCGGGTGGTTTCTTGATAGCCGCTATGAATAAAATGTTAGAGAAAACAAATGATGAAAACAAAAAAGTCGAAATAAAACAAGAGCAACTACACGGAATTGAATTGCAACAAAAGCTATTCACTATTGCTACTACAAATATGATTTTACGTGGTGATGGCAAAAGTAATTTAAAGCGTGATGACATTTTCCATGTTGAAAAAGAGTTATATAAAGATAAAATTACTAAAGCATTAATCAATCCACCCTACTCACAAGCTAAAACCAAAAACTTAAGCCACTTATCAGAAATTAGTTTTATTAACGAAACATTATCATTAATGAAAACTGGTTCCAAGTTAGCTGCTATCGTTCCACAAAGTACAATGATAGGAAAAACAAAGAATGATAAAAATTATAAGCGTGAAATCTTAGAAAATCACTCATTAGACACTGTTATTACACTAAACAAAGATACTTTTTACGGTGTTGGAGTAAATCCATGTATAACTATTTTTACAGCAGGTGTTCCACAAGATGATAAGAAACGTGTTAATTTTATAAACTTCAGTGACGATGGTTATGTAGTACGTAAACATGTAGGATTAGTTGGAGATGGGACAGAAAAATCTAAAAAAGAATATCTTTTAAATGTATTGAACGACTATGAAGATGCTGATACTAATTTCTTAGTTAAATCCTCTATTACATGGGAGGACGAGTGGTTGCATAGTTTCTTCTATTACAACGAAGAAATCCCTACAGATGAAGATTTTGAAAAGACAATCGCTGATTACTTATCTTTTGAATTTGATATGAAATTGCACGGCAGGGGGTATCTTTTCGATGATGAAACTGAGTGATAGAGAGTGGAAAACTTTTACTTTAGAAGATATCTTTACCATTAGCAGTGGAGTACGTTTAGAAAAGAAAAACTTAGTAAAAGGGGAATTACCATTTATTACTGCAATTTCACTAAACAATGGAATAAGCGACTTTGTTTCTAATAATAACTCAAGCGAAGATTCAAACATTTTAGGAGTTAATTATGACGGAAGTGTGGTTGAAAATTTTTATCATCCCTACAAAGCTATATTTTCTGATTCTGTGAAAAGATTAAAGTTAAGAAATGTTAAAGGTAATAAATATATATATTTATTCTTAAAGGCAGTTATATATAAACAAAAAAATAAGTATCAATATGGATATAAATTTAATTCGAGACGGATGAAAAAACAATTTATTTTGTTGCCAGTAATTAATAACCAACCTGATTATGAATTTATGGAAGAATATATTAAAGAAAATTATTTTAGATTAAAGTCAAAAATTAAAGAAAAACAAAAACATGAAATCACTGATTGGCGAGAGTTAGATGAAGTTGAATGGGCACCATTTAAAATGATAGATATTTTCGACAATATTCAAAGAGGAAAACGTTTAACTAAATCTAACCAAATCAAAGGAAAGCAACCTTATGTATCTTCAAGTGGTGTGTACAACGGTGTTGATAATTTTATAGCAAATTCAAAAAATATTCGTCAATTTGAAAATTCGTTAACCCTGGCAAATAGTGGAAGTGTTGGTAAGACTTTCTATCAACCTTTTTCTTTTATTGCTAGTGATCATGTTACTCACTTAAAAAAGAAAAATATGAATAAATATATTTACCTATTTTTAAGTAATCAAATTAATAAATTATCTGATAAATACAGTTTTAATAGAGAAATAAATGATTTTAGGATAAAGAGAGAAAGTATTTTATTGCCTATATCAAACAACGCTCCAAACTATTCATTTATGGAACAATACATGAAACGAAAAGAAAATGAAATACTAGATCGAATTTAACGGGTAGCACGCCTACCCTTATTATTTTTTTACTTTTTTTGAGGGGGAAATGAAATGTCAGTAAGAAAACAACCGAATGGTAAATGGTATTACGACTTTGGATATGAAGGCAAAAGATATAAAAAGAAAGGTTTTAAGACTAAACGTGAAGCTACGGAGGCTGAATCTATAGCTCGTAACAAATTAATGAAAGGCTTCATAATCAATAATAAAACTTCTTTTATAGATTATTACAATGATTGGATCGTTGTTAATAAAGAAGATGTTGTTACTGAAAAATCATATGCCACATTCAAAAATGCAATTAACCAATTCAAAAAGTTTTTAGAAAAAGAAAATCTCAAAGATATTTTAATGTCTGATCTAAACATGACTATTTATCGGAAGTTTATTAAATGGTATGGTGCTAATCATTCAACAGAGACGGTAAGAAAAATTCATAACTGCTTAAAACAGTCGATAGATGACGCTATACAAGAAGGGTTAATCCACAAAGATCCTACATATAAAGTTGTTACTAAAGGAACTATACCAGCCCAACGTGAAGAAGAAAAATTTATGAGCATTGATAATTTTATTAAACTAAAACAATATGTATCTAACACACCTATTCAATCATATGTATTTATCTACATTTTAATTATTACTGGTGGAAGATTTGGGGAGGTTCAGCGATTATGTACAACTGATTTAAATTACAGAGACTGCACAATACATCTTCCGGGTACTAAAACAGAGACATCAGATAGAACCATAGATGTTCCACATACTGATATGAAAATATTGCAAAAAACACTAGCTCAAATGCCAGTAAATCTATCCACACGACTATTTAATACAGGAGTATCTTTAATCACACATAACGCAGTATCTAAAGTTTTACAGAAATTCTGTTTAGAAAATAAAATCGGTAAATATACGCTGCACAGTATTAGACACACTCATTGTTCTTATCTATTACACAATGACATATCTATTTATAATATTTCAAAAAGATTGGGTCATAAGAATATCAAAACAACAATGGATGTATATTCGCACTTATTAGATGAAATTGAACAAAAAGAAAAAATTAAAGCTGTAAAACTTTTAGAAAATATGACGGGGACGTTTTGATGAATTTCGGGGACGTAAATAGGTATTTTATGAAATCTCGGGGACGTTTCGGGGACGTTCAGGTTGAATTACGAGGTTCAACGAAAATTAACAAGATATAACAAAACCCCGTCAAATCAACGTTTTGTTTCACGAGATTTAACGGGGTATAAGCAAATAACGGAAACGGAGGGATTCGAACCCTCGCGCCGCTCTCGCGACCTACACCCTTAGCAGGGGCGCCTCTTCAGCCAACTTGAGTACGTTTCCATATGGCTCCGCAGGTAGGATTCGAACCTACGACCGATCGGTTAACAGCCGATAGCTCTACCACTGAGCTACTGCGGATTAATTTATCTCTATCAAGCACAAATATTATTATATCAATCCTGTTCAGTTTTTCAAGAGAAATCTTAAAAAAATATACGGAACATTTACACTAATTTAATATTAACGCCCCGCATATTTTAAAATTAAACAAACAATTTTAATCTTAATTTGTGTAGTTAAAAATATTAAAATGGTGTCTACTTATCATCTAAAAGAGAATACCTTGAGAGAGCTTCAAATATATTTAACGATGATTGATTATAATCAATGGGTTGTTCTGGATTATTTGATTTCATACGTGCATGTTTATCTACCATATAATAATAAATAATCGCATTTGTATATTGATGCCATAAGCTATGATATGAAACGTTTAATATAAATGATTCACCATTAGCAAATATCACTTTACTTTTACGATTTTTAAGTTCTTTGATGCTGTCGATATAATGCATGTTTATCCAGATGTTTTCGTCTTGTCGATCAGAATGTGTTGGGAAAAAATAAGTTGGAAATAAAGGGGTAAGTAAAATAGGTGGTTTACTAGAGATACCTGTAATTCTATTAGTTTCAGATTTTTTACTTAGGTAGCTATTACCATAGAATTTGCAGGACCTCTCGATAATTCTTTGAACTTTAAATGGACTCTCCTTTCGTGATTTATCAAATCTTATAATTTCTGCACCTGAAGTTTGCTGATATTCATCATACCTTGGTCGAATTAACATGTCACCTTTTCTAATAACATAGATTGATTCACTAAAATTAGTCATTCGATTACCTCACTTCACAAAAAAATAAATTATTGTT